GCCGGTGCCGGCGCCGGACGCGCCCGACCAGACATAGCGATTGGCCATTTATTCCCCCGTCGCCGCTAGGACGGCCGCCCAGGCATCGTGGCGAGGATAGAGCTTGGCCGACTTGAGCGCGGCCCACTGGCCGGCGTTAAGGCCGAAAGCGGCGCGCCATGTCGCATCGGTGACGTCGCCGGCCTCGATGCGGCGCACCAGCCACCAGGCCAGATAGCAAGCCCGCTGCGTGTCGGCCGCGCGGACCATCTCGCGCACCCGCGTTGCAAACTCGGCATCCGTCTGATTGCTCAGCGAAGGCGGCCCGTCGCGTTCGACATTATCCTTGGCTTCCGCATCGGCCAGGCCGGCGAGCAGCGAAGGCGCCCGAGCAGCTGCGGCCGCGTCGATATCCTCGTCCGGATCCTCGTAATATGTCATCGTGATGATCGCGCCGGTCGACAACACATGCGTTTCGATGACCTGGCGGCGGCCGTCGGCCTGCGGCGGGCCATCGAAGGCAGCGGTCGACGACGTGATCGCCACGACGTCAGTTCTGGAAGCGAAGCGGCGACGACGGCGTGACGACGAAGTCGGCCGCGGTCGACGATACGTTGGCGCCGAAGTCGATGCAGGCGAGCAGCTCGTCTGCCGACAGCGCGCCGCCGCGGCGCTTGCGGATCACGCCATAGCGCGCGTTCGTGATCGTCGCCGTCGGCCAAGTCACCGGAGCGAAGGTCACGTCGACGCGGTCGTTCGCGGCGTCGACCGCGCCGACCGTCGCGACGATCGCCTTCCCACCGGCGGTGTAGCCGGTACCGGCCACCTCGTCCGTCAGATCGTTCGCATAATCATGCGCATCCTTGTCCGGCGCGTAGGTCGCGGTGTGCAGCGACATATAGAACGTGTCGGTGTCGAGATCGATCGCGCCGGTCGCGACAAAGCGCACACCGGCGTTATAGACGATCGACGCCATCAGCTGGTCTTCTTCACGGCCGCCTTGGCAGCGGGCTTCGGCGCGGCTTCAGCCGCAGGGGCGGCGGCTGCCGGCACCTCAGCGACCGGCGCGTCGGGCGCTGCCGGTTCCGGATTCGGCGCAGCGGCCTCGGTCGGGTTGGGCGGCGTGCCGGCATGATCGACGACAGCGGCGCCCACCCCGGCTTCCGGCGTGCCGGCTTCCTCCGTTTCGGGCTCCGGATCGGGATTGGCCGTGATCCAGGCGTCCAGGTCTTCCTGGCTGCCTACATAGATGCAGTTCCCGGCATCGATGTGGCGGCCGAGCTCGCGCGCGCCGAAGGGAAATTCCTCGTCGAACGCAACTTCGTCGCCGGGCGCCAGGCAATAGAGCGGCCCCGAAAGACCGGTTTTCATCGTGATACGCATGATTGCTCTCCTCACTCTTTCCGGATCGTCGCCGCAGCGGCGATCGGGAAAGAGCCGGGCGAGGCTGCGCGCCCCGCCCGGTTCCTTTGGGATCGCCTGATCAGGCGTTCTTCATGTGCTTGACGGCGGCCGCATCGAGCAGATTGCCATCGAAGCGGATCCAGCCGGCGACGCCGAAACCCGGCCAAAAGTCCTTGTCCTGGATCGCGCCGATCAGCGGGGCCCCGACCTTGCGGACGAAATATTTGCTGAGATCGCCGGCGATCATGAACTTGTTGCCGGTCGCCATCGATGCCATCGCCTGGTTGATGTGGTACCGGCGGCTGTTGATGGTGTTCGGGATCCCCGCCTGGACGTTCCCGGCCTGCCAAAGGTAATTGCCCTGGCCGTCCTTCAGCTTCCGCAAGGCGAGCAGCGTCGTGTCGTTGAACATGAACGCGAACTTCGGCGACTGGCGATAGGCCGGGTCGATCGAATGCTCGAAATCCATGACTTCGTCGAAAGTGACGGCCGCGGCGCCGGCGGTCGTCTTGCCCGCCGCGGTGGCGGTGACGATGCCCATCGGCGCGGTCGTGCCGACGCCGACCGTCAGCTGCGAGTTGGCAAGGCGTCCCAGGCGTTCGCCGAGCAGGCTGCCGAGAAGCGCTTCCATCGCCAGGACGCTGTCGTCCGCCAGCTCCTTGGACACGCGGACCCACGGCGTGCCGAAGCTGAAGGCGCCGATCGACTTCTGACCGAACACCGGATCGCCGCTGCCATCGTCAGTCAGCGCGGTACCCTGCGTCGTCGCAGCACCGGTATTGGCGGTGTCATCGATCGTCGGGAAGGGGAACGAATGACCGTGCGTGGTGGAGATCTCTTCGGTGACCGCGGGATCGTACATGGGGCCAAAGGCCTTCATGGTGCGGATCAGGATCGCCTGCAGCTCGGTCGGGACGGTGAAGCCGCCGGCAGCATTCGTGGCGGTCGTCAGCGCGCGCTGTTCGGGCGTCTGCTCGATGGACTGATAGCCGCGCTGCAGCGTCTGGCGCTGTTCGGTGGTCAGCAGACCCTGCTGACCCTCGGCGCGGATGTACGCGTAGAACGCATCGCGGTACTCGGCGCTGCGCTGCGCGCTGCGCTGCTCCGGGGTCAGCTGCTCATCCCCTTCCTGGCCCGACACTTCATTGTCGTTACCGTTGGGGCGATTGCGGCGCTGGCGTTCCTCCAGCGCCTTTTCGGCATCTTCGACACGCTGAGCGCGACGGGCGTCCGCATCAGCCTTGTCATAATCCTTCATGATCGTGTCGTGACGCTGCTCGAGCTCGGCAGCACGGCTTTCGTCGGTATTCTTGTTGATCTCTTCGAGGGCGGCGCGGGCATCTGCCACAAGCTTGTCGCGCTTTTCCTGCAGTTCCTTCAGCGTAGGCATGGATTTCTCCTGGGCATGAAAAAGCCCCGCCGAAGCGGGGCTGGAAGGACGATCGGCGCGGCCGTCGTCACCTCGGGCGGAGGCCCGGAAATTTGGGCGGGATCAGATCCCGCGTTCGGCGTGCGCCTGGCGCGCCTTGCGCGCTGAGATGCGGCAGATGGCTCCGACCTTGTTGTGCTGGCGTTTTTCGGCGCGCGCGCCTTCCAGCGATCGCAGCCCGACCGAAGTGTCATCGTACTGGGGGATCGCGGTGTAAGTGATCTCGTACAGATCGGCCTCGGCGATCGTGCGCTTGGGCGGATTGGCCGTGTCGTCCCATGTCTGGACGGTCGCGATGAAGCCGAACGACATGCCGGCGATATCGCCGCGGTCGATCAGCACGGCCAGATCGCGGCCGTCGGTGGTGTCCGGCAGCTCGTTTTCGAATGCCAGGCCGCGGTCATCCTCCCGAAGCGTCAACGTGCCGGCGCCCTTGCGGCCGACGATGCGGGCGGTCTCGTGACTATGGATCGCGATGACGTCGCGGCTTTGCAGGGACTTGGTGAACGCCCCGGGTAGGAATTCCTCGGTCCACATGTCACCGATGTTGGTCGGGCTGTTGAACGGGGTCACATATCCGGTCGCGACGCGCGATGGGCCTTCGGCCGACGCCGCCCGAAGCTCCAGCCCTTCGTTGAGCGCGCGCTTTTCCAGCCCGCTAGGCGGGGTCGTTTCCGGCATCTGCAGGATCCTTTTCATTGTCGTCCAAAGGTGGGCCGCCATTGTGGCCGATCGGCGAGGAGAGCACGGTGCCAAGCGGGACGGTTGCACCCTGGATGTAAAGCTTGGCGCCATGACCGCTGGGATCCGGCGGCCGATCCTCGATCGCCCGGGCTTCGTCAGGCGACATCTGGCTGGTTTGGATCGCACGAGCGAGGCCTTCGATCCGCTCCTTGAAGGTCCCGCGCTGCAGCGCATCGAGATTATGCTTCACCCGGCGCTTTCGATTGCGCCAGCCATAGAGTTTCAGGTTAAGCTCGTCCTCGAACGCCTTTGCCCATTGCCCGATCACATGCTTGACCAGCTGCAGATCCTGCTGCTCGGTGTTGCTGAAGGTGCCCTTCGACAGATCCTGCAGAAAGACCGGCGGCAGCTGGAAGGCGCGCGCGATCTCCTGGATCTGGAACAGCCGCGCTTCTGTCATCTGACCCTTGTCGGGGTCGGCGCCGACGGGCTTCAGCTCGTAGCCTGGCGGCAGGCCGAAGAACGATTGACCAGCGCTGCGCGCCATGTCGATCGCGCGCTTGATATCAGCCTGCGCCCGCTTCATCGCTTCAGGCCCAGCGGGCAGCGGCCCCGCCAGGGCGTGCGGAGGAATGCCGCCACCCACGAAAAAGCCGCCAGCGTAATCGGTCATCGCGATCGTGAGCGAAATCGCCTTGTTGCAGGTCACGATCGGACTGAATGAGCCGAGCTGATCGCTCTTCAGCATGAACGGGGTATCGATAACGTCGGCCGCCGGATATTCGCGGCCCTCAAGCCGGTAATATTTGCGGCCGTCGCGGCGGCCGATCACGGTCTTTGCCGGATCCATCGGCCAGATTCCGACGACGCGTCCGCCTACGCGCTCGATCCAGTTCATGCCGCGGCCGCCGGTAAACACCTGTTGCCAGTGATACCGGCGCCAGTCGAAGCTCGACCATTCTTCGTTCGGCGCGTCGCTGAGCAGTCGCGACTGGTCATCTTCGATGCGGGCGCCGTGATCCCCGGTCTTGAAGGTGTGGAGCGGAAGCGATGAAAGTGTCCGCGAAAGGAAGGTGACCGCCGCAAGGACCGCCGGCACCTGAAGCGCGGCGGCGATCGGCACGGTCGGCAGCGTTCCCTGCTGGGCCATCACGCCGAACAGCTGCATCATTGCCTGCGGATCTGACCAACTGACCTGGCGGCCGATATGATCGACGGATCTTGTCTCGGCCGACGCGCTGCGCGGGCCGAAGAGTCTATCCCTCCAGCCCATCAGTCGGCGGTACCGTGCATGCTATACTCCGGATCATCCCAGGGCGAGGTAGGCTCGACCGCCTCTTCGCTGTTCATCGCCACCCCGACGGCCGCGATCAGCGCGACCGGATTGTCGATCTTCGCCTCGTCGCGCGGCTTGTTGGGGTAGACATTGTCTTTTCGGTCGGGCGCGGCGACGACATTGCTCATCTGCCATTCCATGACCCCGTCGCCGCCGTGCACGATGGTCCCGGCGATCGTCAGCGCATCGAGCTCTTTCATCGGCTCGGAAAAATTGAGCACGATCTGGCGATATTCCAGCATCGGAAAGCCTTCCTTCGCCGCCGTGGTGGCGAGGTAGGTGGCCTGGTGCGGGTCATATGCGACCTGCTCGAGCTGGAAATAGTCACGCGCCTGGCGCAGCAGCTCCAGGATCTCGTCATAATCTATGACGTTACCCGGGGTGACGTTGAGGAGCCCGGCCTTGTCCCAATCCTGATAGGCCGGGACGGCCAGGACCGTTTCCTCCGGCAGAAAATAGAACCCGATCCGGATATAGGGATCGTCGGGCTTGGCTTTCGCGCCGATC